AAATTACCCTTTAATATACGATTAAATAACTTAAAAGATAAATTCAAATGAGAAAGATTTTATTATTTATTGCCCTTGCAATTGCAAGTTTGGCAAATGCACAAAACAAACGCCCTGCATATTGTCAAATTATGGCGTCAAATTTTTGGGGCGTCGGCAAAGTTTACATTTCAATTGATTTAGGCGAAGAAAGAGAAGGGACGATTTGCGACGATAAAAACAAGCCAGTTAAATTTAATACACCTATTGACGCACTAAATTATATGGCAAAACTTGGTTGGAGCGTAAAACAAACTTATTTCTTAACTGGCATAAAAGATAACATCTTGCATTTTCTTCTTGAAAAACAAGTTACAGACGATAGCCAAATTAGCGAAGGTATATACATAAAACCAAAGAAGAAAAAAGAGCCTTACAAACGTGGTGAAAATGGTGACGATGTGTATTAAAAAAAACACTCACACGCAATAAAACGAATACTTTTACATTTTTAGCAACTTTACAACTAATTGATATATAAGCGTTTAATTATTTTTCTTCAAATAGCCTTCTAAGCTGTGGGTCAAGGGTTCGAACCCCTTCGGAATCACTCTTACAGAAAGTGTCTATTTGCTTTGCTTTTGGGCACTTTCTTTATTTTTACCCTCAACTTGGTTTGCTATTCAGTAATAAAAAAAACGCTTATTTCGTCCAAATTTGGACGTATAAACAAGTTTTTTCTATTCGTTTAGTAAATATGGCAACAATTAAATTAGCAATTTTAAAACATACAAGAGCAAAAGACGGCTCTTACAAAATTCGTATTTCGATAGGTCACAAGCAAGAAACGCATTACATCGTTACGAAATACAAAGTTCAAAACTTCTCTGACTTCTCAAATGGTTCAGTTGTTCGTGTAGCAAACGCACACGATTTAAACATTAAACTTCGCAAAGTTCTGAATGATTATGAAGAACGACTTGAAAGAGTTATTTCTCCCGATGTATATTCTTGCAAAGAATTGCGTGATATATTAAAGAATATGCACACGCAAACAAATGCAACTACATTTTCGCAAGTGTCTGAAAAATATCAAAGTGAATTAATAGAAGATAACAGAAGTGGTTACGCTCAAATGCTTAAAAACTCATTGCGTTTATTCTCTGAATTTGCAAATGGTGATATGTTCTTACAAGAAATTAGTAATATTACAATTTCAGAACTTGAACGTTTTTTGAAAAGAAAGGGACTATCACAAACGTATATCAATATGAATTTATCAATGGTGCGCACAATTATTAATCGTGCTATTCGTTCACAACTTGTAAGTTATACAATTCACCCTTTTATGTATTGGAAACGCACGGCTGACGAAGAAAGAGAAATTGATATAACACTTGAAGAACTTGCAAGAATTAGGGATGCAGAGCCGAAGGCAAAAAAACTACAAATTGCAAAAGATTTGTTTTTACTTTCGTATTATCTTGGTGGTATAAATTTAATAGATTTGCTTTCGATTGATTTTCGTGGCGTGTCTGTTCTTGAATACGTACGCCACAAGTCAAGAAATACGAAAACAAGTGATAAAAAAATATCGTTTACAATCCAACCAGAAGCGAAAAGAATTATACAAAAGTGGATGAATAAAAATACAGGTCGTTTAGATTTTGGTTATAAATTTACATATCGAAATTTTCTAAGATATGTAACACGAAGTATAAAAACGTTGGCTGAAAAATTAGAGATTAGCAACTATAAAAAAGTATGCTATTATAGCGCAAGAAAATCATTTGTGCAACACGGCTTCGATTTGGGTATTTCCCTTGAAGTTTTAGAATATTGCATTGGTCAAAGTGTAAAAAGCAACCGCCCGATTTTCAACTACTTAAAAATAATGAGAAAACACGCTGACAATGCTTTGCGTACAATCTTCGATAATTTTTCAAAGATACAAAGTATAGAAAAAGTAATTTAAACTCGTTAGGACGCAAACAAATGACATTCTGAATAACATTAAAGGGCGTGCAAGTTGCACACCCTTTCTTTATATCTATTTTCTTATGAATTTATATAACTTATCGAGTAACCAAAATAACTTATCTATATTGCGAAGTACTACAATTGAAATAATAAAAAGTACAAGTATTATCTTTGCAATTTTCCAAAAGTTGAACGTGTATTTTTCAAGCAAACCAACGCCCCGTTTTTCCTTCTCTGTTGAAGCTGTTTTATTCTTCGAAATATACACTACTTTTGTAATTGTATCTGTTCGAATTTTCCAACGATTTACGAACTTTTCTTTTACAACAAACACGCTGTCAATATTCAAAATCGTATCACGTTTTGTATAAATATGCACTTTTTCTTTTTCTTGCACGCTGTCTTTTTCGAACTTGTAAATTACATTATCTTTTGTAATGTAGACACTATCGTGTAAGATTTGTTTTTCAACAATTCGTTGCGTTCTACAACTCACAATTGAAAGAGTTGCAAAAACGGCTAAAATCAAATATAAAATTCTTTTCATAAGCTACTCTATTAAAATAGTTACTTTTTCTTTTCTCTTCTCACAATCTAAAAGAACAGACATCAGCTTTTCAAGTGTTGCACGGCTGTTAATTACTTGCCCTTTCGCTTTGTTTTCGCCAACGAGCAAACACCCTTCAGTGTCTTTATTTGTATTGCCTGCGTGAACTCTTACACCTTCATAGCCTTTGACGCTTAAAAGCAAAGGCAACACACGTTTGAAGCGTGGCGAAAAGGTTAAAATAACATCGTATTTACCTGTTGGTATTGCTGTTTGCCCTTTGACTTTCTTAGCAAGAATTTCACTCTCTTGCATAGAGTTGCTTAATCCTCTGTCGGTGTCCTCGAGAGTGTCGCAAAAATACTCTCCGTTGAGGCTCATTCGCCCAATTGTGTAGCCGTCCTTTCTCGCTATTCTATTTACTTGTATCTCCATTTTTATTAAGCGTTAAATAATCATTCAAATAAGGGATTTTATTCACTATTTTAAGGCTTAAAACGAAGTGAACAAAGTTTGCAATATGCCACATCGGTGTCCCTTCGATAAGCATAATTTTCAAGTTCTTCGTTATATTTACAGAGAAGACCCAAAGACCGAAAAGACACAGGAATTTTATACTATACAAAGCCTCATCGGGGTTATGCATAAATTTGCCTATGATAAAGAACGAGGCCGCCGCCACAAAGAAAACAGTGATACTATAAAAAAATATCATTGCTTTTTTTGTAGACCAAGAACCACCCAAACGGTATTCTGCTATCAGTCCACAAAAGAAATTTAGCGTAAAGACCATAAGCATAGCGTGCATAAAGTCTTTTATTGGCGAAAGCAAGGCAAGCAACCCGCTTACCACGGCAATAATAAAAGTTTTTATATCATTCATAATTAAAGAGTTTTTAAAAGATAAACATACATTGTAATTGCAATTCCCGCAAGCACATCAGCGGTATTATAGCGACGTTCCTCGAGAGCTGCGCCTATGACTTCCGCACAGGTGAAAACCGCCATAGCCATTATACAAGCAACTGCCCAACGGCGTGGAGCTTCCACCTCGCTTAGAGGTAGGTGAGCTACTCCCACCCCTATAACGATAGCGGTAATTATAATTAAAACATATTTCGTTATAAAACTTTTCATAAGAGTTTAGTTTTTAATATTTACAAACCCCTCATAAAATTCTCGATAATAGAGCTTTGCCATTGGTGAGCTTTATTATTTGGGTGCATGTCGCTCGCCCCGTTGAGAGCGAACTGCGCCCCTCTTATTTCTTTAATTTTTGGGTCGAGCTCGATTTGCTCTCCTCTCGTTCTAATCATCGGTATTGTAGGATTGTACAAGTCCAAAAAAGCAACGCCCCAGCGCTTACAGCATTCGATAATTACATTTCTTCGCTCTTGTTCTGCGAAATCTGTAATAATAACGCCAACATGGGCAAAAGGTCTATTTGTGAAAATCCACTCAAAGATATAGTTGAACGCTGCGCCTGTGCTTCCTGCTTTTTCGTTGCTCCAAACTTCCACTTTATCGGTTGCTGAACCAATTTGCACGCCGTGCCCCTTGTCGTTAATTCCAAACCAAATGGTGATGTAATCGACATCGTTTGGAATGCTTTCAAACTTTCGATTAACAATGTATTGGTTAAGCGTTGTTCCGCTCGCTCCTTGATTTAAGACACCCATATTGTTGCGGTTTCCAATAATGTAAGGATAGACTTTGGGACGGCCTTTAAAAGCCCCATCTTCCTCAATTTTTTCAGTGCCTATCGCATCCGTGAAACTATCGCCAATCGCAACGTATTTTTTGCCCCAAAGAACATTCGAAGCTTTCAACATATTAAGTGCTTTTACATCGATGAGGCTTTCGATGTAAGGGCGAAACCAATCTTTTGTAACTAATGAAAATACAACGCTTTCAGGATTTGCGTCAGTGCTGAAAGATTGAAAGAAAATGTATTTCACGCCTGCGGGGATAACGACTTCTACACCTGCGCGCAAGTCTTTTCCGACGACCGAAGAAACTTTGTTTTTATTTTCATCGAAAAAAGCATAGTTTACCGCTGTTCCAATCGCATTGCCTTTGTATTGAAATTTCATTCCCTCACGAACTTTAAGCAAGCTAACATCTGTATGTTTTACGCTAAACTTATTATTTGCGCTATTCCATATTAATTTATCGTTGTAAAATCCCTCCGAGCGTGTAAAAATTGTAAGCGACTTTAACTCATCTTCTAACTCTGTTATTTTGCTTAAATCGTATTTGAGCAAATAATCTTGAATGAGTGTTTTTGTCGTTTTTTCGCCAATTACATAAGTGTTCTCGTGTCCTGTTGAAATAGAAATTTTTGCAACGTTTGGAAACTCTGTCAAATCGATGATTTTTTCACTTATGGAATTGCCGTTCTCGTTTTCGTAAGTTACGTCTTTTAGCACTCTTCCACTATCGTCTAAAAGCAAAGTTCGAGCACTTGAAAACCAGCCAGCGTTTGTCTTAATTTTATCAAAGCCTTTAACGCTTAAATCTTTGCAATAAGAGGTGTTAGCGTAATTTACAACGCTATTTTTATTGTCTATAAAACCACCTTTCACGAAAGTTGGCATTAAGTCCACTTCTATTTTTACATAGTTAGCTTTTGTATTTGCAGAGTTTTCATTATTTGCGCCAACTTGAACAAGCTCTTCGCCATTCCACCGATACAAAGTGTTATTTGCTCTATTTACATAGATTTTCTTTGCAAATGGTCGTGGGTTGCTTCCTCTCGTTTGATAATCGCTATCAGTAGATGTTGCTTCGCCTTCAAAAAGCCAACCTGCTGAATAGTTATTTTGACCATTGATTTTTGCAACAAAGCGTTTGTTTGTAGCGTCAAATAAAACTTTAAAATCGCCTGTTGCGCTTTCCATTTGCACCGCAACTGCTCTGTCTGTAAATCCGTCAAATTCGAGTACTTCAAGAACATCTGTTGAAGGCTTCGCACGCTCTAAAGTTGTTAAGCGTTCATTCACTTTTGCAAGCAACGCTGTTAAAGTATCGCTATCTTTAAGACCTGCAAGAAAATTTTTCACTTCATTGAAATTCTCTATTGCCGTTGTTGCATTCTCGCCTACAATAGTGTTTAATTGCTCTTGTAAACGTTCAACAAGCCTTTTAACACTTTGAATTGCTTCTGCATTTGTTGCATTTTGATTGTTACTTGCAACGCTTTCTTGCAATGTCCTAAGCGTTTGTTCAATGCTTTTAATCTTTTTGTTTTGCTCTTCGTCTGTTTTTGACGTCACATTTCCGTTGTTGAGCATTTGCGAAATAATCTCAGCAATTAAGCGAAAAATATCGCCAATTCGTTGTGCTGTATTTTCGCCTACTTGTGTTGCGTTTGCAACTTGTTCAGCTTTGCTTTTTAATAACTCTGCATTCTCCATTCTTTTTAATCTCCTATCGCCTTAATTCGTGTTCTTGTTCCTCTTACTTTTTTATTTTTAGTTACTAACTTGTGGTACTTCATATATAAAATGCAACTGCCAAGATAATTCTCTGCAATATTCATCACATCGTTATATTGATTAAGATTGTCTTTATTTTCGATGTGATTTGCATAATTTTCTTCGTGCTTTACAAACCCTGTTCGTACAAGCATTGCACCGCCTGCACGCAACATTTTAGCATATACGAAATATGCAAGTGCTTTTTTCAAGCCAACACAATAAGAAGTTTTGCTTTCGCTTTCGTTGCAACTGCATTCTGTTTCTTTGCGTTGATATTCACCACCATTTAAAAGGATATTACCTGAAAATGTTGCGTCAAATGTGCCGTCAAAACTATTAATTAACGCCTGCTTAAAAACGTCATAACCAAGCGTTGGAATAATAAAATTTTGCTCGCACTCATCAATAAAGATTTCGATGTCTTTTTCGTCGACGTGCTTACTTGTGGGGCGTGCTAATTCCTTGAATTGAGCAACTGAAATTAAGTGTCTGTTATTCTCCATTTGCTTTGTCGTTTTTGTCTGCGCTAATATATTTTAGCGGTCTTATTGAAAAATCGAAAGGTATTGTTTTATCAAACCAGTGTGCAAAAATTTGAGTAAAGCCACGTTCAATAAAACGTTGCTCTGTTGTCACCTCGCCTGCATAATATTCGTACGCATCACGCATCACGTCACCGCTAAAGCCTAATTTACCTATTCGAATAGAATAAAATAATTCTTGATGAAATTGCGAATAAATACGACTTACAACGCTTTCTTCTGTTGTTGTAAATTCTTTGTCAAAATTCCTTGCGGGAAATGGTACAACTTTTGGTTCATCTTCATCATTTTCAAGTTCAACATAAAGAATTTTTGACCCTTTCGTATCGCCTTGAAACTCTCGCAAATCTTCATCAGCTATCATCTGACGCTCTTCTTCTTCGCCTTCTTCGTTGATATGTGGTGCGCCTTTCTTTGCAACCAACATACAAGCAATTAAGAAGTTATTGCGAACGTTTCGATATTTGATATTTCCAAGTCCTTCATCTATTGAAATATCTGTTACAGCGGCATCATATATTGGCGTTGGATATTGGTATTTCCCGTCCATTGAAAGCCAAAGAATTTGCCCTTTGTAATTCTCGATACCTCCACATTCTTCAATCTCTTTCAATACTACATTTGCATTAGGATTGAAAGTTTTAAAGTGTGTGATGTTGTCTTCTTGTACACGTTGAACAACTCCGTTCTTTGTTTTTTCTCCCTTCCAATCACAATGCACAAGTATTTCTTCGACTTCTCCAAACTCATTCGTTTCTTTCAATCTACATTGCTCGAAAGGCACAAAATTAACTTCTGTTATTTCGCCTAAAACGTTGTAGTTAACGTGAAGGGCAAAACCTCCAAAGCGTGTTACATCGCCCGCAACGTGATGCAATAAATCGTCCATTGTTTCGCCTTCTCTGTTCA